GTCGGGCAGAGGCTCGCGGCGACAATCTTGCGTGTGTTGGTGCGGTCCTGGGCGACGGTGTCAACCGTGACCATGATGACATCGAGCGCAGTCCTGACAACAGAGTCTGGGGTCTTGTCATCAACCGCCCCGCCGGCCGCCGCGTCTGCGGCCTTCTTGGCTACGGCGTTCTTGGACGTGATTTCAGTGAGCATCGCCCGTCGGATACCAGCAGTGTCAAGCCCAGCCGTCTTGATCGTTGGGCAGCGCTTTGCGCACTCAGTGAGGACGCCAGCCTTGTCTTGGACCATCTGATTTATTTGGTCTGCGGAAACTACCCTCTTCTTGAGGTCGGCGATTTCAGTGTCCTTGGCAGCGACGCTGTCAGCGACGAGCTTCAGAGCTGTGATGTCCTTGCCCATCTCAGCGAGGTCTTCCATGACCCCATCGCGGGCTTTGACAATAGTCTTCACGAGCGAGGCGGCAGTCGGGTCCATTTCATACTCGACGTCGTCAACAGTCACTTTTTCCATGTGTCTTTCTCCTTGGTTCGAATCGGCTGCGCGGCAAATCTCACCGCCCCGTGCCATCGGGACAATGGCATTGTGGTTGATGACAATCCTCGTTTGCGCCCCGTCATACACTTCACCTTCTGGTGACTGGCCCGGCGTCATGTCGAGCATGTACGCGTACCCATTTGAAAGCTGCTTGGTGCCATTCTGCAGAGCGCGGACGGCCCCCTTGTCTCGGATGTGAAGTGTCCCGACCTGCGTCGCCCCTTCCATGCGGACATCAGACACGTGGCCCTTTGCGAGCTGCGCGTAGTTGTCCGCGGTCACACCTTTGGGGTAGCGCTTCTTATCCGGGTGGCCGAGAGTGATGGGCTTGTTGTTGGCGGAGGGAATCGCCGCCGCAAGCTCATCAGCGGAGCGGTACAGCCTGACCACAGCGTTGGGTGCGCGGTCGGTAAGCTGAAGCTCGTGGGCCCGGTACTCTTGAACGCCCGCGCGGGCGAGGGTGCCAGGGACCTCCATGAAGCCCGTGGCGTCGTCTATCTTGCGCTTTGACTTCGGGCCCAGCTCCACGAAGTCTTGACCAAAGATTATCTTAGTTGTCGCCATAGACTTCGGCCTCCCGTTGCTCAACGTGTGCTTCAAGCGCGTCGAGGTTGATGTATGGAATCGCGTAGCACCGGCAGACGATATCCTCACCAGGATGGCAAGGCATTCCGTCAATCGTCCCAAGGCACGGGCCTGGCTCGTCCCAACGGTGAGTGGTACCGTTCAGAGCCCAGTGGTTGGACACGGCAAATTCGTACTTTCCGCCCGGGGCGCCGCGCTCTGCTTCATCCTCCGCCCCTCCCCACTCGTACTCAGGGATGCCGACGCTTAGTTGCCGAAGCTGATTGAAGGCCGCGTTCAGCTTGCTCGTCTGGTCGCGAGCAATGACCTTAGCGCGCGACTCTGCAACGTCACCACGCTCTTCAATCTTCACAACGAGCGATTCCCAGCGCAGACCCTCTCGCCAGTTCTCCGCCGTAGCGTCTGCCACGTCCTGGAAGTATTGCGCCGGTATCGTCTCAATCAGATTCGTGTTGGCGATTGTCTTCTCGCCAAGCGCGCGGGTCACATCAGGCGAGCGCGCAAGGTACGGAGCGAGGTTGACTGAAACAGAGTCATACACAGCTTTGACGAGCTTCTCATCAACAGTACCAAGGGCTTTAATCGCAGCCGCCCGCGCGAGGCGCTCAATCTGCGGGTCGAGTTTCTGCTTCAGTTTGAGCTTCAGCTTGTCGAGCAACGCTTTTTGCTTACTCTCTACGCCTGCCGCGTCGGTGATAAGGCCCGGGAAATCAGGCTTGAGTGACGGAACATAGTAACGCTGAACTAGGTCGTGGCACTCAGTCACAACCCCACGAAGCTCCGACCTCAACCACAGTTCGTTCTGCCGGCTCGGCTTTACTGGCTGTAGCTTCCGAACGCCGCGCGCCGGCCTTAGCCGTCGAGCCCTCAGAGCTGGGTGAAGCAAATGGTGAACTGTTATCTGCACTTCACCTCTTACTATACAGGTTGAAGTGCAGACTGTGGAGAACTATTTAGTCAACTGTCCAGCTACTTCCCAGACTGTCTTGGGTTCCATATCGGATGGGCTGGAACCTTTGAAGTCCAACCTGCCATGGAACGTACAGGCTCACGAAATATGGCTTCCCTTGCCGACTTCTGTGCGTGTGAAGGCTATCTGGAAGCTCTTCCTAGTTTTCGCGCGTACTCAGCATTAGAAGCGCGCTGCTCCGCCGTTGTCATGCCTCGACTAGCATTGTGTTCACTCATCCGCGCCGCGTGAATACTAGAAGCGACCTGTTTGTTCTGCTCATTTGCAGCCCTTGCAGGCGCGCGAGTATATGAGCCGTTGGTGAAAGTTGCCCGTTCGTTCCCGCCCTTCATAGGCACAAAGCGCCCTGCATTAAAGACGCCCTCCACCCGGCCGTTCTTATCGTGAAAGACACCCGCTGACCCGTTAGAGGCAGCCAACGGTCCCGGGTCGAACAACGGTGTCGATTCAGTGATGGTAGTTCCCCGCTCTGTGTTCTTGCTTATCTCATACGCGGCTTGCTTGTGATACTACGCAGCATTTTCGTGAAAGGTTCTTTGAGGTGACCCAAAACCCGCCTCACGTGATGCTTCGAAGTGTGCTTGCGCCGCCGCTGTATGCTTGTCAGCGTTCCCCGACTTTTCTGCAGAGATGCTGGCCGTTTCCACCTGTATTCCGGTAGCCCCGCCAACGCCTCCCCACCTCCCCCGCTCGTCTCTGGGTTGGTCGGGGTTGAAAGCATCGACGACGTGCTGGGCGGACTTGTTCCCCCGGCGCGCGAGGTTCTCAATTCTCTTTTGCGATTTCATATTGTGCCCTTTCGTCATACCTACTCCCCGCCCTCACCACCATTACCAAATTGCTCTGGCGCGGTCTTAGCCTCCAGTGGCTTCTTTCCCTTCTCTGCTTCGCCAGCCTTTGCCGCTAGGGGATTTTTCACTCCGGGTTGGGCACCAGACTCTCCAGGCTTAGCCTCGGGCCCAATGCTCCCAGTGAGTAGGGCGGCGGCGCGCTCCGCCCCCATGGCCTCTTCCATATCACCAACGTCCTCAACATCTTCGTCGTCCATCATCGAGAAAGTGTCGTCCTCTTTGAGCTGCTTTGCAACCAGGTACGCAGTCACAGCGCCCATGTCGTAGTAGATTCTGCGCGTGTCTGCCTGCATCTTCTCGCGCGTGGCGCGCTCTATCGAAGACTCTTGGCTAAGTGGGTTCCACTCGACCTTCCAACCCTTGGGGATAGAGCCAAGCGCGTGGCGGCCAAGAATCTGATAGAGGTAGTTGAACGGTCGGCGGAACTGACCAGCATCCTGGTCGCCTTTCAGCCTCTTGTTGTAGTTGTTCATGTCACCGTCACCAGTCGAATTCATACCGTCGGGTGACTTACCCCAAAAGCGCGTAGCAGGGATGTCGGCGATACCGCAGAGCAATGACTTGAACTCTTGGACCACAGGGCCGAGGCCGGAGAAGTTGTTGCCCTTCTTTTCGTACTTGTCCAAGGCGTCAAGCATGAGCATCTTGTTGGCGCTCTTGATTTCAGATGCTACGCCGAACCGCCTTCGAATCTTCGCCTCGCCGCCGGGTAGTGCGAGAGTTTCAGCGAGCTTATCAATCTGCATAACATCGATGTTTGCTTCGAAGAACATGGTCGCGAGGAGCGCCATGGTGGCGGAGTAGTCCATCAAATCAGAGTAGATATGCTGAAGCTCAGAGTCATCCCACATACCATTCTGAAGCCACGAGAACCAAGGCAGCTTGCGCCCGCGGAAGATGATGATGCGGCTCCAGTGAACACGGGCTGTCCCGAGGTCTGTGCCTGTCCCAAGCGCGAAGAACCGCGGCTTTCGGAAGTTGGGCGAGTTGAGGTCTTCGGGTTGGTTCATGAGATCGGTTGCGCCTATTTGCCAGCGGTCGACGGGCAGTAGGTATTCGATTGAGCCCATGCCGATGCTGTCAAGCTCCAGAGGTTCTTCGAGGTTGTCCTGCCCCTTAACGCCGACAATGATGCCAGAGCCTCCGTACATCCTTGACCAATGCAACGCCTCCTGAACACACTCCCGAACGTTCAGTTGGTCTTCAGCATCGTCAATCAGCTGCTGGCGGTCATTAGCCTTCCCCTTGTCATCCCACTGAGTGCTGACCCACGGGGATAACATATCATCAACAGGCAACGTGATGATCTTCTTGGCGGTCCAGTTCCCTCGCCAGAGGTTCTCAAGCTGCATTCTGTTAAGTGCAAGCGTGGGCGCGTAGGAGTTCCCCGAGCGCTTATCGCTTGAGGTCCCGAGCCCAGACATCGTGTTTTGAAGGCCGTCAGCCGCGTCTCGGAACCGAGGCGTGCCGTAGTCTGTGCGGTCTGCCCCGTCGTCCTCGGGCATCTGTTGGACTCTGTCAAAAGGCCACATGGGTCACCTACTTTCCACATCCGCATGAACACCCGCACGCACAGCTCCCAGAGCAGGCGCCTTTGTTGCACCCACCCATTGCGCGTCCGCCGCATCCGCAGCGGCAGCCGCATTCACTGTCGCATGTGCAGACACAGTTGGCGTTCTTCTGGTCTTGCGCCTCGAAGGCATCCACAACCCGCCTCGCCAGTAGGCTACCCTGCGCGGTGAGCTTCTTATATTTCATGATGTCCATGGGTCTCCTCTGCTCAAATTGAATCGAAGATGTTGGGCGTGCGGGTGATCATCGGGCCCATTGCGTACCTCAAAGAGTCGATGCCGTGGTCGAAACCCTTGACGAGTTCAGGAAGTACACGGCTAGTTAGTTTGTCTACCTTGTGCGAATAAAAGCGCATCTCATCTACTAGCTCCGTCAACGAAGGGTCGATGACGATCTGCTCGAAGCCACGGAGGAAGGTGATGCCGTCTTGGACACTCCCCGGCCACTTCTCGCAAGGCTCAATCATGAACCCGGCGTGCTTCATATGACTGATCGTCTCGGGGCGTGCGTTGTCCGCGTAGATGAGGTACTTGCGTGACTGAGGTATTCGGTCGAACATCGCTGGGGTGTTGATAATGTCACAACCCACTTCGTACTCAGCGTTAGTCACATAGAGCCTCTTGCGCTGAGGTATGAAGTACTCCTCGCCGTCAACTACGTGCAGGGCTCCGGGTGGGGTAATCGAGTGGATGTAAGACTTAGTCAGCACGTTTGGGTCTTGGGCGAAACCCCAATCAGCCCCGAAGTATGGACCGTTCCACTCAGGCAGAGCGATGATAGGCTCTGAAGCGATGCACCACTTGCCGTTCATAACCTGTGCATCGTTCTTCGACCAGAGTTCCCCTTCCCACACATTCAGGTAGGCTTCTGGGTTGTTCTCGCGCATGTACTCCGCTTGCGCGCGGAGCCTCTTAGACAGCCACGGGTTGTCTTTCCAGCTTACTTTCCTACTGACACAACCAGGCAGCCGACCCGCATGGTCCTTGTCAGACTTCCCAACCATGCGAACGTATGTGGGGTCGGTCCCGAGCTTCGGGTTAAACGATACCCAGATTTCACCGTCATCACCGCGCACGGTGGGGTCGAGGACCCGCCAGGACTCTTCACTGATTGTCTCGCCTTCCTCTATCCAGCAAACGTCGATGCCTTCAATAGAACGGATGTTGTCAACGTTGTGGTGGAGGCCAGCGAAGATGAACTCTGTGCCGTTACGGCGGTTGACGACAGTAGTCCTCTGGACGTCATACTCGCCCTGCAAGCCGAGGAGATTGATTTGCGCCTCAAGCAAGCGGTGGACTGACTGGCGAATCGAGACCTGGTACTCACGTGCACAGAGGAAAAGCTGCTTGCGGCGAAGCCCACGGATCAGAAGGCTCCGCGCCATGCACCAAGACTTAGTTGAACCTCTGCCGCCCCATAGGCATTTGTACGGGGCAGC